AGTACCAAGCTGCGCTGCAACTGGCCCAGAGTGCGCCTCAGCTCTACAACATGCCGTATCTACATCGGCAAATGTTAGGCGTCATTGGCATTAAGAACGTGGAGAAATTGCTCCCAATGCCAGACGATATGAAACCATCTGACCCCGTGTCAGAGAACATGAACGCCCTAAAGAACAAACCTCTCAAGGCATTTATGTACCAAGACCATCAGGCGCACATCCAGATTCATATGGCTGCCATGAATGACCCCAAGATTAAGCAAATCATTGGGCAAAACCCCCAGGCTCCTATGATTATGGCGGCTTTACAAGCTCACGTTGCAGAGCATGTGGGTATGGAATACAAACGCCAGATAGAACAGATGATGGGAATGAGCATCCCATACAGCGAAGACGAAGACTTTGCCTTGACGCCAGAGCAGGAAATGCAGATTACCCGCATGGCTGTCCCTGCAGCGCAACAGTTACTGGGCCAAAACCAGACGGCTATTGCAGCTCAACAAGCCCAACAGGCGCAACAAGACCCTGTGATTCAGATGCAGATGAAAGAACTCCAACTCAAACAGATGGAGATGGACATCAAGCAAAAGAAGATGCAGCTCGATGCAGCAGCCAAGGCAGACCAATTGGAAATCGAGAAACAAAGAATCGAAGCCCAAAAGGAAATCGCTGGTATGCAAGTGGGTGCAAAAGTCCAGTCAGAGAAGGCACAGTTAGAAGCCAGACAAGAGCTGGAAGGTATGCGCCTTGGACACCAAATAGCCCAAGGAAAAGAGCAAATCAACCAGCAGCGCCAGTCTGAGAAATTGCGTATTGCAGCTGACATGGCTAAACAGCAAATGGCTCAAAACAAGCCAAAAAAGGAAGCTAAATGAACGACAAAATTTTTAATCATCTTCTCAAACAGATAGATGAGAAAGTAAGGTGGCTCGAAGAGTCCCTTGGTGCAGGTGTAGCCAAAGACTATGCCGAGTACCTAAAGATGGTAGGTGAGATTTCTGGTCTTCTCACTGTCCGTTTAAACATCCAAGACCTACGAAAGAACTTAGAAAATGATGACGACTGAACTACTCATCGGCTCAAACCCCGATGATGTGAATGCCGTAACTACTTTGCCCCAAACAGCAGAGGAAAAGGCAAAACAGCTACCAAAACCATCGGGATATCGCATTCTTTGCGCTATTCCTGACTCGGAAAAGACGTTTGAGAGCGGAATTATCAAAGCGGACTCAACACTCCACTTTGAAGAAGTGCTTTCTACCGTGTTTTTTGTGGTCAAACTTGGCCCTGACTGCTACAAGGACACAACCAGATTCCCTTCTGGCCCTTGGTGCAAGGAAGGCGACTTCATTTTGGCCCGTCCAAACACTGGAACCCGCTTAAAAATTCATGGACGCGAGTTCAGAATGATTAACGATGATTCAGTTGAGGGAGTTGTGCAAGACCCTCGCGGAATTACCCGTGTTTAAGGAGTAAATATGGCTGAATTTGAAAAAGCAGGGTTTAAATTCCCTGATGAAATTGAAAATAACAGTACAGACATCGAAATTGAGATTGAAGATGACCGCCCAGAGGAGGACCGCCTAAACGCAACGCCTCTTCCAAAGGAAATAGTCGATGAAATTGACAACGATGACCTAGAAAGCTACTCAAAAGAGGCAAAACAGCGTCTTTTGCAGATGAAAAAGCTCATTAACGATGAGCGCAGAGCCAAAGAAGCAGCCCTGAGAGAGCAAGAAGAGGCTGTAAGAGTTGCGTCTACCGTTATCAACGAAAACAAAACCCTAAAAGGCCAGTTAAAAAATGGCGAAATGGTCTATGTTGACAATGTTAAAGAGAAAATAGCCCGTGACTTGGATGCTGCCAAGCAAGAATACAAGGCGGCTTATGACTCTGGGGATGCAGACCGACTAGTTGAAGCACAGGAGAAGCTAACTGAGATAAAGTTTAAATCGCAGGAAGCAGAGCGATATAAACCACAATATCAAGAAGATGCTTTACAATCTGGCGAAACTGAGGTACAAACTCAGCAGCCAGCACGATTGGACTCAAAAACCCAAGAGTGGCTTGACAAAAACAAGTGGTATGGCACAGATGATGACATGAGTTTCCTAGCTATGGGTATTCATAAGCGTCTAGAAAGGGAAGGAGTTGCAATCGGCTCTGACCACTACTGGAAGACTATTGATACCGAGATACGGAAACGCTTCCCTGACAAATTTGGGGAAGAGGCAGAGTCCACAAGCTCTGTTACAACTAGACGAAACACGGTGGTAGCTCCTGCCACTCGGTCCACATCCTCCAAAAAGATAAGACTGACGCCAACACAAATGGCCTTGGCTAAGAAATTCAAACTTACCCCTGAGCAGTATGCTAACGAACTAATGAAAGTAGAGTCCCAAAATGGCTGAAAATCGTAAACCCCGTGAAATCCAAACGAGACAACAAACAGTGCGCCCCACAGCGTGGAAACCACCAGAGTTGTTACCTGAGCCAGACGAAATGCCTGGATTCAGCACTCGCTGGATTAGAGTTGCATTAAACAATAATGCCGACCCTCGTAATATTTCCTCAAAACTGAGAGAAGGGTATGAGCCAGTCACTATTGAAGAGCAACCAAAGTATGCAATGTTAGCTGACCCCAATAGCCGTTTTTCTAACAGCATTGAGATTGGCGGACTTTTGCTTTGCAAGATTCCGACTGAATTTGTGAAAGCAAGGATGGATTATGAGGCCAACCTTACCCAGCAACAGGCGGAAGCAGTGGATAACAGTTTCATGCGTCAGAGTGATACTCGGATGCCTCTCTTTGCGGAGAGAAAATCTACAGTGAGCTTTGGCAATCGAAGTTAATTTTTTTGGAGAATTTCTATGGCTTACCCAACAGTCTCGGCCCCTTACGGTCTGAAGCCTACAAATTTGATTGGTGGACGTCCTTATGCTGGTTCTACCCGCATGGTTCCCATCTCTAATGCGTATGGCTACAACTTCTTCTACGGTGACGTAGTTCGTATTACCAACGGCGTACTAGCTGTTACTGGTCTTGGAGCCGCAAGCTCTGCTGAAGCAGGAACAATTGGTATTTTCCAAGGTTGCCAATACACCAACCCAACTACCAAGCAATTGACTTTCAGCCAATACTGGCCCGCCAGTACAGCTGCTAATGATGCGCTTGCGTTCATTGTTGATGACACACAAGCAGTCTTCCAGACAGCCGTGTTGACCCAATCAACTTCTTCTGTGTCTAACACTATCGGCACAACCATTGGTTATATCAGCCCAGCGTTTGTTGGCTCAAACGTGTATCTGATTACCAACGGTTCTAACGGCGGTTCTGCTTCTGGCAGCACTACAACTGGTGACTCAGTTATGGCTGTTTCTGGTAGCTATATCACTGGCACTACAAACGGTAACGCTAAATTTACTTCTAGCGCACCTTTCCGTATTGTTCAGTTGCCAACAGCTTCTGCTGTAACCGTCCAAGCCACTGGCTCTTCTTCCAGCTCTACTATCACGTTGTCTGCTGCTAACACAGCAATTCAGCCTGGTATGCAAGTTATTTGTACCGCTTCTGGTGCAACTAACGCTGCTCCTGGAAACTATAACTATGTGACTGCCGTGACCACGACTTCTGTAACTGTTGCTAACGCAACTGGCACCGTGGCTTCTGGTTCTACTTTCACTTTCGTGGGCTACCCCGAAGCATTGGTTGCATGGAACTTCGGTTACCACAGCTATCAAAATGCTACTGGTAACTAATTAAGGAGCATTTAACATGGCTATTTCACGCGCACAACTACTTAAAGAACTTCTCCCAGGCTTGAATGCATTATTCGGCCTTGAGTACGCCCGTTATGGTGAAGAGCATAAAGAAATTTATGAAATCGAATCATCAGAGCGTTCTTTTGAAGAAGAGACAAAACTGTCTGGTTTCTCTGCTGCTCCTGTCAAGAACGAAGGCCAAGCCATCGCTTATGACAACGCACAGGAAGCATGGACTGCTCGTTACAACCACGAAACCATCGCTTTGGGCTTTAGCTTGACCGAAGAAGCAATCGAAGACAACCTCTACGATAGCCTCTCAGGCCGCTATACCAAAGGTTTGGCTCGTGCCATGGCTTACACCAAGCAAGTCAAGGGCGCTGCAGTTTTGAACAACGGCTTTAACTCACTGTTCACCTATGGTGACGGTCAGCCATTGTTCTCTACAGCTCACCCGCTGATTTCTGGTGGCACCAACGCCAACACTCCTACAACTCCTGCCGATTTGAACGAAACTGCGTTGGAAAACGCTGTTATCCAAATCGCTGGCTGGACTGATGAGCGTGGTCTGTTGATTGCTGCAAAACCTAAGAAGTTGATTATTCCTCCAGCACTCCAGTTCGTAGCAACCCGTTTGCTCGACACTGAATTGCGCGTTGGTACTAACAACAACGACATCAACGCAATCAAGAACAACGGTTCTGTTCCAGAAGGTTACGCAATTAACCACTTCTTGACAGCTACCAACGCATGGTTCTTGACCACTGATGTGCCTAACGGCTTGAAGATGTTTGTTCGCACCCCCTTGCAAAACAGCATGGACGGTGACTTCGATACTGGTAACGTCCGTTACAAGTCTCGTGAGCGTTACAGCTTCGGTGTCTCTGACCCATTAGGAATCTACGGTTCCTACTAAGCACAAGTCCCCCAGCGTAAAAACTGGGGGATTTTTTTGAATATTGCTTGCATGTATTACGAAAAGTAGTATCATCAAAACATCTGGGTGACCCCGCCTTACCGCCACTGCCCCAGCAGACGATGCAACGATTGGTAAGGTACTTTTGCATAAGGAGTTCCACATGGGACGTAGTACATTTGAAGGTCCAGTTTTAGCTGGTGACCAACGCTTTGGCTCACAACGTGACGTAGGTTATGTTGAGTTAGTCCAATCAGC